TCAAGGATGTCCTCAAGTTTAATCTTGGTCGTGAATAGCCTGCGGTTTACCACAGGCTCTCTCAAATCAAGAGTACTACCCTCCGCTAGGAGAGTAGGAAGCCAAGGAAGCACTCTTCTAGTGCCACTTGGTGTTATATCAATAGGAATCTTGAACCAACGGTTGAATTCCGTTTTCGGCTTTTCGATGCCAACTGATTTGTTAGCGGTAAACAACCCATCCTCTGTTGCAAGGACAGAAAGAAGTTTACTACCACCAAACCCGAAGCCACCTAAGGCTGTGGGGAGGTTAGGTACGAAAGTCGGACGGTAACCTCTACTATACAAGACCCTGGTCGAATATCTATCTACTAGGAAATTGTAGATTTTAGATACAGTGCGGTGCTTATAAACACCGCGCATATTACTGACTAAATCACGGAGGTAGTCATACGTAGTACCATCGTCAAATTTATCGAATTTCGATAGCTTGAACTTGAAGGCCTTTACGTTGTGACCGCCCCAGTAGGACATACCGCAGAAGGTAACTACGGATTTAGACACTACTGTTTTACCGCGGTTTAATGCGGGCCCAAGCCTTTTGAGAGCATTTAAATAAATCTCCATCGGGACAGGGGCAAGGATGTCGTCACAGCAGAGTACGTATCTCTGGCAGCCAATTTCTCGTAAAACGAGGTGGTGAGCCAGACTACCGACTTCAAAGCAACCACGTAATCCCATAAGAAGAACACTAGGGACAATTCTCTTCTCGGGTTTCACCCCTTGAATACGAACTGGAATACTGAAAAGCTCAGCTTTTAGGTCTTTCAGGTCCAAAAGCGTCAACACCTTATCTATATACAACTCCGAAATGTTATCCGTAAAGGAAGACAGGTCACCCGAAATATATGTGCGATGATCCTTACTCGCGCGTACACAGAAACCTTTAGCCCGACTCTGGCGGTTAGAGACGTCCTGAATTATACTATCCAAAACATGTCTAGCACGCGTAAATAAGCCGTTGCTATGTATAAATGTGTCATTGTAGGCGCAGATGATCCGGCATTTGCCAGCAGGCTCGTCAATGAGAATAACATCACCAAGGTGAGGTACGCTCAAGATGTCCTTGTTCTCAGGATCCCACTGCGTTGCGGTGCAGAGTTCTAACATGAAGCCTCGAGAGGCTTGACGCTTTTCCAATGTCCGTGCGGCACAGGGCCTGAATGATAACGAATCGAAATCCCTATATGAGGGAAGTTGATCGATCAACTCGGGTCTAGCGATGCCAAGCTGATTAAGAAGGAACTGACGTGTGCACTCGGGGTACACTTTGCCCTTAAATTTGAGTTTCCTAGTTACCGAATCGGCGTACGCCAAAAGCTTGCGCTGGCGCCTAGCACGAATCGTAAACATACTCGCGAATGATAAAACTGACAGAATTTTTCTGGCCTTTTTAGCAGCAGCGGAGGTTGCCCTCTTTTGCGAAAAGTTCTGTAACTTCGAAAAGAACCATGAAAGGAATCTGGGATACAGCTTCCCGGTCTGACGTTTCAAACCGTTAGGCAGTATGATGGTAGCGTCGCTACCCAAGACTTTTAATCCGATGACGGGAAGACCCCGGCATAGGGACAGAAAGCCATGTCCTT